CCATCAGCCGTACAAGTGGTTAATGCCCCCGAGGTCGGAGTGCCAAGAACCGGGGTTACAAAGGTAGGTGAAGTTGCAAAGACTAAAGAACCCGTGCCGGTTTCGTCCGTTACCGCCGCAGCTAAGTTAGCAGAGGACGGGGTGCCTAAGAATGTCGCTACGCCTGTACCAAAAGATGTTATGCCCGTACCGCCGTTAGTAACGGCTAAAGTGCCCGCTAAGGTAATCGTTCCAGCGCCTGTTACAGGACCCCCTGATGTCGTTAGCCCTGTGGTGCCCCCAGATACCTCAACAGAAGTCACCGTACCGACAGTTGGCGACGCAAAGCTTAAAGCTCCGCTTCCATTTGTTGCTAGAACTTGCCCATTCGTTCCATCTGAAGTTGGAAACGTATAAGCGCTGTTAATTTGGAAAGTAGCCGGATTCGTACCAACCTCAACAACGTTGCTGCTTGCGTTCTTTGTGTATAGCCGCTTGTCAAACGTGTTGACTGCTAGCTCTGCACCGCCAGCCCCATTGGTCAAATCACCTGGGGCTGGGGCCCCCGTAGTATCTTTCTTCTTAGTTAAAATCGTGGTCATGCGTAAGTTCCTCCAGATACGGTGCCAGTTAAGTCGCCTGAGAAAGTCAAATTGGTAAAGGTACCAGCAGCAGCTGCTGCAGCGCCGATTGTCGTATTGTCAATGCTTCCTGCGTTGATGTCCGCGGTATCCGCAACCAGGCTGTCAATGTTTGCCGTGCCATCAATAAATAAGTCCCGCCACTCATGACCGGTCGTGCCCAAATCAAAAGCGTTGTCTGTCGCAGGCTCAAAGTCGGAATTGACCCTGCCTGTAAAGGTGATGGTGTCACTGTTGCTACTGCCCAAAATAGCATTATCATTAACAGTGATATTCGTAAAGACACCCGTCGTCGGCGTTGTGGCTCCAATCGTGGCTCCGTTAACTGTGCCGCCGGTAATAGCCACGCTGTTTGCATTTTGCGTCGACATCGTTCCAAGCCCGCTGACTTGAGTGTTTGCAATTGCAATTGGTGTATCGGCAAGGGCCGTCAACTGGCCCTGCTGGTTCACTGTGGCTGTCAGTGTCTTATCGGCTGCTCCGTACGCGGCAGGCGTGACTGCAGTATTTGTGATGCTGAACACCGACCCTGTAAGCGTCAGCCCAGTGCCTGCAGTGTACGTGCCCGCTCCACTAAACTGGCTCCACGTGACGGCAGTCACTCCAAGTGTTCCACCTGCATCGATTGTGCAAACCCATCCGGTGTCTGCATACAACGTGCCTTGCTCGATGAAGGTAAACGCGCTTCTTAACTCGTCCCAGGTATTTGCATCTGCTGATCGAGACCAAGTCGAGTTTGCAGCAACGTAGATGCCGTTTTCTTCAGGGGCTGTCTGATCTTTGACTAAAACACGGTCGCCTGCAACGATTGAAACGCCGTCAATAGTTTGCGCGCCGCTCAGGCTGATGTTTGCAGTTGTTGCAGCAATACAGCTAGCCTTTACGTCAAGTCCTTGGGCAACGTTGTCTACGTACTGCTTGGTTGCCGCCTGCAAGGCTGACACAGGATCCTGGGTCAACGCGAGGCTAGTCAACCCGCCAAGCGTTAACGATGTTGCACCGAGATCGATTGACGTAGTTCCAATCGTCACTGAGTCGTTAACAAGGCTCGCATTCGCAATGTTGCTCAGCGTGTTTAAGCTGCCGTCAATTGTTTTGCCACTCAGCGTGGTAGGAATGTCTGCATTCACAAGGGCCCTGAATGTCGGCGGAGTCGAGCTGCCAGTCGTTGGCCCTGCAAATACTGTGTTTGCTGTTTGAACAACAAAGTCACCAGTCAACGTGCCCGCCGCAGTTACTGGGCTGCCAGTAACGTCAAAAATATTTGGTAACGAAAGGCCAACAGAAGTAACCGTACCAACACCAGTTACAGTTGTCCAAGTTGGTGCTCCGCCACCCGTTGAAGTCAGTACCTGTCCATTAGCACCAGACGGCGTCTGTAAAACAAGATTTGTACCGTCAGAATAAAGCACAGCCCCAGCAGTCAGATTCGTGATGTTCTGCCCCGTTCCACCGTTTGCGAGGGGAAGACGATTTGTTATTTGTGTGGCGTCCTCTAGATCCACTGGAGGGTGCACGTGGTCATCTCTTGCTGCCTGTGTACCAACACCTGCAGTAGCTGATCCGAGGGCCAAGGGCGTATTATTAGAGAAGTCTATTGACAACGTGCGGTTTGCCTCTAGGTTACCGCCGCCAGAAAGTCCGGTCCCTGCGATAATTTGGCGGCTGTCAGGCACGAGGCCTGCAAAGCTGGGCGATGCAAGCGTAACTCCAATCACGCGCCCCTTAGCATTGACCTCGATGACAGGAATCTGCGTCGAACTGCCGTAAGTCCCTGCAGCTACTCCGCTATTGTCAAGTTGCGTATCTCCGATCCCCGCGTTTGCAACAGCAATGACCCGATCTTGCGTTAAATTGCCGCCTCCGGTTAATCCTGTGCCAGCCGCGATGATTCGCGAAGCCGGAACCTCAGCAGATCCTGCAACATCACTGAAAACGGCCTGATAAAGGACTCCTCCAATAACAATTGGAATGGTTCCTGACGCCGTTGGCGCTGGAGCCACTGGCAAGTCAGTGATCTTGGTCGGTACTAGGTTTGACGGGACCGTCATGGCGTCAAGTACTCCTCGTTTGTGCCGATGATGAAGCTATTATCGTCTTCACTCACCAGGCCTGCAGGATCAGAGCTCAGCGGAGCATCTGGCCTTGTAAATTGCAACGTAATTTGATCTGGCTGCCTCTGCGGCAATCGATATGGATCAAGATCATCAACGTCCTCGCGACAAACCCGTAAGCCTGGGGCGTTTGGATCAATCATGAGTTCGGTAATCGAAAACTTACGCTTGCACCTATCGCAAATTGCGATTGCAAGTGAAGATTTCCCCCTAGTGTCGAGATAAATGCTCATCTTGTGTAAATCGCAATGTTGGGGGTAAAGTAAATCGGAGAATTGTCACGCTCTTCATCTTCTGCCTCTTTCAAGGCTCGCAGCATCTTCTGATCAAGGATTGGCAGCATCTGCGGATCAACTGATGGCAATTCTTCGGCTAACTTTGCTGCTAGGCAATACACAATTGCGTCGTACCAGCGCTGCGGAACCTCAATTTCTTGTGTCATCGTGCCAACATCCATGATATACCGCTTGACGTAACACACGATTTGCGCAAAAATGAAGTCGCCGTTAGGCACTTGCCAGACGTTCATAATCGGATAGTCTCGCTGCCTGTTCAACCAAAACTGTAACGGTCTGCCCTGCACAGTTTTATTAGGCAAGTTTGAATAATCATCTCGATTGATTCTTGCCATTGGAATTTCTGTTGGCGTATTGCCAAAAAACACGTCTGATTGGTTCAAAGTGCCTGTCGAGGCAACAACTCGGCAATATTGCCTAGCTAACGTGCCTTGCAAATCAGTCCAGTTCCATTCACCAGATGTCAAACTGGGGTTTGCCACCGTTGCAACTGTGGTCCAAGTGCTTCCGTCTGGGCTTGTTTCTATCGTATAGGCAGTAGAAGCCCCATTAAACAGTACGCCGACATTAGTGACCTGAATGTCTTGGCCGAAATCGATTGAAACGGCTGTCGAAGAGCTTGTTTCTGTGCCTGTCAGCTCAGTAAGCGTGCGAAAGTTTGCATTTAGAATGTCAACAGTGCCTACGGGCAGTGGAATTTCGCTTACTGCCTCATACAAAGGAAGAATGTCTTTTTGAATACACCAAAGCTGAATGCCTCGGTTTGCAAGGTTAGACAAAATCAGATAAAGGGCCTCGTTTGCTGTCGCGATCATCTCGCTACTCACACCTTGAGGCGGTAAACGACACCTTCGGAAGGCGTGGTCAATAACCTTCCGTGTGTTAAATGTTGTTTGACTTACCGTACCTGATACTGCCACCGGGTCTGCTCCTTAAAAATTTCGGCTTGCAGTTACAGCAAACCCGGGTTATACTATGATTTTACTCCGTCTAGGCAATCTTTGGCTTACTTTTATGCACAGGAACACCTAGACCTTTATGCGCTTTAGCTGCAGGCATGCTTGCGTGCTTTTTAACTACCTTTTCAACAACTTTCTTGTCCATCTTAGCATCTTCATGTTTCGTTCTGCCACCGTGTTTACGCCCAACTCTTTCCCCTCCCATTTGTTCCATCTTTTCCATGACCCTAGCACGCGCGCGGTCAGGTGAGACATCTTGTTGGGGGCGCTGAACTCGTCGAGCGGGGTCCATCATGGCGCGTTCTCGGTCTGTCATAGTGGCTCCCATCGGGCGCAAGGCGCGAGCAGGCATCAGACGGTTTGGCATTGTCGTACCGGCTTCCCTTTGTGCCGCCATTGCGGCATTTTGCGGCAACCGTCCTTGCATAGACTCGTCTTGTAAAATCCTGCCTCCGGCTTGCGCTTTCTTAGCCTTTGCTTCCGAATAGCCGATGGCTAAAGCTTGCTTGGGATTCGTGACCTTTGGGCCCTTTTTGCTGCCAGAATGCAACTCGCCTTCAGCAAATTCTTGCATGACCTTGCCAACTTTTGCCATTGTCTTCTTTTTCGTGCCTCCCCTTGCGTAACCGCGAATCATTTCTTTTCCGCCACTGCCTGAAAACCCAAAGTCTGATGGAAACGAAAACTCTCCATAAGTAGGCTTACCCATTTTTCTTACTCCTTTGCGCTGCACGCATGTTGTCTACAAGGTTTGGATAAGGTCTACCAGCGGCTTTTGCGGCTCTTTTTGCCGCGCCTTTAGCGCCTGCGCTTAACTTTTTGGGCTTCGGAAGATCTTTTGGCCTTGGCTTGTCCCAAGGCGCCTTGACCTTACCGCCCTTCTTAAACTCCATTGGATCACCAATCATCTTAACAGTCCCATTTTTTAAGAGCCAAGGCCTTGCGTGTTGGACGACCCTTATCGTCTTTCATCGGACCTGACATTCCACTCATTCTCGCGCAAAAGCTTTTCCTTCGACCAGCAGCCTTCGGGCTCTTGGCAGCCTGCTTTGCTGATACCGGCGGCTTCAAATTGCCCCCAGTCTTTTGGTTGTAAGAATCGCGGCCTTTTTGGTTTAAGCCACCCTCTGGATTTTGCCCTTCCTTGCGAGCCCAAACTTCTCCTCCTTTAGCTACGTAAAGAACCTTGCCACCTTTTGCAAATTTGTGGTCGTTTACCATGTGCTAATCGCAACACGCTTCCACGTGTCTGTTGCAGTGCAGACATAAATATAGCTACTATCCCAGCAAATGTCTCCCTTTACTCCAGTGTCAGACGCAGTTGCAATAGTTCTTTCTGTCGGTACCCTGACCGTGTCGCCAGTCAACCGTAGGTCTCCGTCACTGGTTACCGTAGCAACAGTCGTTGGAGCAGCACCTGCCGCCATAAGCTGAATGAGCAGGTCGAAGTCTTCGCTAGTTGCCGTTACGTCTGTTGCAGACGCTACAAGCCTTGCTCCAATCTCGTTATTTCCGGCGCCTGTTTGGCACTCAAAATCTAACCTTGTTCCAATTCCTGCTGCTGGCGTGCCAGAAGTCGTATGCTGCAAGGTAGCAGCTGTCGACGGAGTGTTTGTCGCGCTATCGCCGACGGTAATCGTCGACTCGTCATTGACAAATGTCTTCATCTGAGCAGCCGTTAAACTGACAGAAGCTGCCGACTGCACGGCTTCGTAGAGCTCTGTTCCTATTAGAGCAGCGCCAGGTGTAAGGTCAGTGATCTTTACGTTGGCCATGATTTACGCTGTCGACTGTTGTGTGATTGTCAGGCGAACTGTTCCTCCGCCGCTGTTGCTCTTGTAACGAATTGCCCTCATAAGAGTTGTCGTCGAATGAGTTTGATTTGCCGTCGCGCCAGTAAAGGCCCCCGCAGCCGCCGGGTGCGCAACTGCAGTTTGTGTAATTGTGCGATCGAAGGGATCTTCGTTTGTGTACTGAATGTCATAGTTCACGGTTCCACTAACGGTTACAGAAATTGTGGTAACTTGGTTTCGCGAATAGATGTCTAAAGGCAGCCAGTCGCTGTAGCCAGACTGCGTAAAGCCGGCCTCAACAGCGGCAGCTGAAGCTCCGCTAATGGCAATCGAGGTAACGGTTTCAAATGTTAACGTGCTCGTTGCAGCACCGGCATTTGCACCGGTGACAACTTCTGTTTGCGTGCTGCCACCAGGCCGTGTTCCGGTAATCGTGAATGTTACGCCAGTGTCGTCACCGGCGCTTGTGATAGTTACAAAGCGCGGAGGCGTCAATGTAACCGTACTACTTACAAGCGTTAAATTGCCAGCACCCGATGGCGATTGCGACGTGGCAATTCCATCGGGGTCAGCAGCAGTAAAGCTTGTCGTTGTTAATTGATAAGGTCTCATTCTAGCCTCTCAAAAATGGGGACCCTAAGGCCCCCATGTATTAACGCTCTTTAGCTACAAAAACGTAGTCAACGGTCATCGTTTTCGCTACAGCTTCACCGTTTTGCAAGGCCAGTGTCACAGTCAAAGCCTCATCGTCTGGAAGGTTCGTGGTCACTGAAGTGCCTAAAACCGTGCCATTAACAGAGTACTGGATTTGTGAAGACCCATCATAGTAAAAGCCAAGCGTGATGAACGTATCATCTACTAACGTTGCTACGCTAGAAGTCGTTGTTGCCGTGTTGTTTTTTTCGACCAAAAGATTAACGGTTGCTGCGCCGTCGGCCTTAATAAAAAACACGCCATCAGTAACATCGAGCGGAGTCGCGTCAGTAATTTGCAAACCAACCACAACGTCTGAATCAGTCGCATCTGAAACCTTAAAACGGGCTTCAAAAAACAATCTTTTTCCAGACGCAAACAGAAACGATTCGCCTTTCTTTTGCAAGGACACGAGATCATTGTCTGCTGCAGTGTTTGTGATCAGAAGCAAGCCACCGTCACCGTCAGCCAGCGCTTGTGTTGCTCCAGCATCGGTCTCAGTTACCGTCCAATCGCCAGCCACATAGTAATCGAAGTCTTCGAAGTACGTATGAAACAGCGTTGGAGCCGGCATCTTGAGATCGGCGAATGGAGCATTTTCAGCAACGTTCGTTAGCCCATTAGGGAAACGAGTGGTTGTTAAATTTGCCATGCTTATCTCCTAGTGAACCGGGGCCGAAGCCCCGGATTGATTAGATGCCAGCGGTACCGTAGATAGTGCGTGGATCAGTCCAGCCCGGCTGATAACGCTCGGTCGACTTGTAGCGCATAGAGTCGGTTTCAAAGTCACCTTCCATGCTCTTTTCAAGTGCACGACGCATCATCAACTGAAGACCAACTTTAACATCAGTCGTTACCCACCATGCAGTCGTCGAAGTCAAACGAGACATGACAGCCGCACCGCCACCAAGCAGACCCATGGATTTCACAGGGTTGATGTCGTTGTTAGCTGCACCAGTCCTGAGCACTGACTTAAGCAGCACTTCGGCTTGGAACATGTTCGCAGGGCTCACGACGATCTTCTCAGGATTCAAACGAATCTTCTTGCCGTTGTTGTCCACAGCCTGACGGATTTGGATCAGCATCTGCTCAAGAGACGTCTGCGAAAGCGCTGCGGCAGTCGTCAGCTGGTTGCTGAACGTGCCATTCGCGATCGGGTGAGCAGCGTTGACGAGGCTCACGCCGTCGCCGCCGGTGTAGGTACCGTTGAATGCGCGGTTCAAAATATTTGCGCACAGGGTCTCCTTAGTCTCGATCAGTGACTGAGCAAGATGCTTTGCATAGATCTGACCAATGCTGATGTGGTCGCCGTCTTCGACGAGCACTTTGGTCAGTGCAAATGCAAGGCCATAGACCTTGTACACGTAGCGAGCATTAAACAGCACGCCACCTGAGTCATACGTAACGGGCATGCCGTCAGGTAGCTCAGGAGCAGCGTTAAAGCCGTACAACACAGGCTCTTCGTGGTAGTTACGGGGAATGCCGCGGCGCTCATTGAACACCTGCTTCCATTCATCGGCCCGTTGATCGTAGACACCATCAAACTCTTCGTTGAGGATGGGCTCGACAATGGACCGAAAGTCGGTACTGCGCATCGGGATAGCCATTTGTCAGACCTCCTTAGTAAGCGTTAATGGTTGCCACGTTCTGATGCTCAGAAATCTGAACTTGAACGATGGTGTAGGAATCGCCCCAATCATTATCAGGACCCGGAGTGATGCCGATAACGCGCATCTGAGCTGTGCCGCCGGAAGTTACAGCTGTTGCGGTATCAAGGAACGCTTGGCTCAGACCAATGACTGTAGAACCAGCCGTTGCTCCGCCAAAGTCGTATTGATTACCGATCGTTGTAACCGCCATCGAACCATTTGCTTGAATCTCATAAACGATCTGAGGATCGATTGTGATGTAGCAAGTGATTTGAGTTGCGGGGGTGTTCGCGATGAATTTATTCGAAACACGACGGCGACCGTCGGAATCGGTAAACTCAACACCCATG